AGATATTGAAGAAACTCAAGCAGCGATTGGTTTCTTTTCTAATAAAATTGTAGATATTGTTAACTCTGATAAAACAAACACTGCAGAAGTAGAATCCTCTGAAGAAGATTCTGAATAATATTAAACTAGGTTAGGTTTTTTTATATTACAATTTTTTACCCTAGCCTAGTTTTCTTATTGGAGATAGAATGGAGAAAACTAAATTTATTAAACACAAATTACCATGTCCTAAATGTGGTGGGTCTGACCCTGTCTCAATGAATGCTGATGGTTCAGCTTATTGTTTCAGCTGTTCGACTTTTTTTACAGATTATGAAAATGCAAGTGAGGGTAAGATTTTGGAAACTACACCAAAAGCAACTAATACCTTTTTAGATTCTTATACCGGTATCTATGGTGAGCTAACTGATAGAGGTATATCAGAAAAGACTGCTAAAAAGTTTGGAGTACGTATAGTTAAAGATGTCAATGGAAATGTAACACAACATATCTATCCGTATTTTAATGGCAATGAAATTAGTATAACTAAAACTAGGTTTGTTGCTGACAAGAATTTTTCGACTAAAGGAACATACGAAGGCACAGGATTATTTGGAGAGCAACTTTGTAGAAATACTGGTGGTAAATTTTTAACTATTACTGAAGGTGAATGTGATGCTATGGCAGTTGATGAATTGTTTCAGGGCAAATGGGCAGTTGTATCTCTTAAACGAGGTGCTGCAGGTGCAGTTAAAGATATTAGAGAAAGCATAGAGTTTGTTGAAAGTTTTGATAATGTTGTTTTATGTTTTGATAATGACAAAGCAGGAAGACAAGCTTCACGAAATGTTGCAAGATTATTAAAACCCGGGAAGGTCAAGATAATGACTTTACCTAATGGTTACAAAGATGCCAACGACATGCTCAAACAAAAAGACTTCCAAGGTTTTACAAAAGCTTGGTGGGAATCAAAGACTTATACTCCATCAGGTATTATGGAACTATCCAGTAAAAAAAATGACTGGTTAAAAAGAGAAGTCAAAGAAAGTATTGCTTATCCTTGGGAAGGTTTAAATAAAAAACTTTATGGTATGAGAAGAGGTGAGCTAGTTACTTTAACTGGAGGAACTGGACTCGGTAAGTCTTCAGTCACCAGAGAGCTTGAGCATTGGCTAATTAAAACTACTAAAGATAATGTTGGCATCATTGCTCTTGAAGAGAACTGGGTAAGAACAGCAGATGGAATAATATCCATTGAAGCTAATGACAGATTGTATTTAAATGAAAAAAGAGATAGTTATACGCAAGAAGATTTAAATGCTTTATTTGACAAAGTAATAGAAAAGGATAGAGTATATATTCATTCACACCTTGGTGCTACGGACATTGATGAGATATTCGCCAAACTCCGTTATATGATTGTAGGTTGCGAGTGTAAGTGGGTTGTAGTTGACCACCTACATATGCTTGTTAATGTCCTAACCGAGGGTGATGAAAGACGAGGTATTGATAATCTAATGAATAGACTACGTAGCTTAGTTGAAGAGACAAATGTAGGACTTATTCTAGTGTCTCATTTAAGACGTGCTACAGGCGACAGAGGGCACGAAAAAGGTGTAACCGTATCGCTGAGTCATCTAAAAGGTTCTCAAGGCATAGCACAGCTTTCTGACTGTGTCATAGCATTAGAAAGAGACCAACAAGCTAAAGACCCTGTAGAAGCTAATACTACTAAAGTAAGAGTACTTAAATCTAGGTACACTGGAGATACTGGATTAGCTTGTGCTTTACAATACAACACTGAAACTGGTAGACTGTTTGAAGTAGATTCGGAGGACACATTCGATAATGAAGAACTTGATTTTTGACATAGAAGCTGATGGACTTACACCTAGTAAAATATGGTGTATTGTAGCTAAAGATTTAGACAGCAATACTGTTTATGAATATGGTCCTGATAAATTAGAAGAAGGTATAGAGCTTTTAAGAAACGCTGAAACTTTAGTTGGTCACAATATTATTGGCTATGATATTCCAGTTATAGAAAAATTACACAGAGTTAAATTAACTAGTAATGTCATAGATACACTAGTGCTTTCCAGATTATTTCAACCTGTCAGAGAAAACGGACACAGTTTAAGAACTTGGGGCTATCGAATTGGAGTACACAAACAGGTTCAACCTGACGACTTTGATTGTTATACTCCAGAAATGTTAAGTTATTGTAGGCAAGATGTTTTATTAAACGAACAAGTATACTTAAAACTTTTAGAAGAAGGCAGAGGATTTAATCAGGAGTCTATAGATTTAGAAACTAATGTTGCTAAAATTATGCATGAGCAAGAACAGACTGGTTTCTTATTTGATATAGAAAAAGCTAGTATGTTATTAGCTAAACTTAAAACTAGAATGGTTGAAGTAGAGGATGAAGTACAAAGAACATTTAAACCTAAATGGGTAGATGATAAACTTGTCACTCCATATATTAAAAAGAATGGTGAGTTATCTAAACGAGGTTTAACTGATGAAGAGTATGATAACTGTATTAAGACTCAGAATGTAAAACCATTTATGAGAAAGAAACTACAAGAATTTAATTTAGGTAGTCGTAAACAAATCGGAGAATACTTAGTAGACTTTGGATGGAAACCTGAAAGATTTACACCTACTGGTCAACCTATTGTAGACGAAGGCACTCTAAAAAAGATAGACCACATTCACGAAGCTCGGCTCATTGCCGAGTTTTTATTATTACAGAAACGTATTGCTCAGATATCTTCGTGGATAGATGAGTTACAAGGTGAACGTGTGCATGGTAAAGTAATACCTAACGGTACTATTACCGGTAGAATGACACACCGAAACCCCAACATGGCTCAAGTGCCTAGTGTTTCTAGTCCTTATGGAAAAGAATGTAGGTCTTGTTGGATTGTGCCTGAAGGATATAAATTAGTAGGTATTGATGCTAGTGGTCTTGAGTTAAGAATGTTAGCTCATTATATGGATGATAAAGATTATATCAATGAGATTTTACATGGTGATATTCATACTACTAATCAAAAACTAGCAGGACTAGATAGTAGAGACCAAGCTAAAACTTTTATCTATGCACTAATTTATGGTGCAGGAGATGCTAAACTTGGTAAGATTCTTAATGCTTCTAAGACCGAAGGCACAGAAATAAGAAATAGATTTTTAACTAACTTACCTGCTCTTGATACTTTGACTGATAAAGTAAAAAAAGCTGCTCAACGAGGATATCTAAAAGGTTTAGATGGTCGTAAGTTATTTGTGAGAAGTGAGCATTCAGCTTTGAATACTTTACTTCAAGGTGGAGGTGCTATAGTTATGAAACAAGCTATGGATATACTTTACAATTTAATTAAGTTAAATACTTTCGATGCTAAATTTGTTGCCAACATCCATGATGAATGGCAGATACAAGTTAGAGAAACTCAAGTTGAAGCGGTAGGTACAGTTGGTGTACAATCTATACATAAAGCGGGAGACCATTTTAATTTGAGATGTCCTCTAGACGGTGAATTTAAAGTCGGAGAAAGTTGGTATGAAACCCACTAAAAAAGACAGAAAAAAGTTTGATATAGATTTGCAGTTTGGTTCTATTCGTGAAGATAAGATAGCAGATATGCTAACTAATAAAAAGATTGAAGTTAAATCTGAACGAGGTAAATGGATGGAGACTGGTAATATCTGTATAGAATATCAATCTTATGGTAAACCTTCAGGTATTGAAGCAACTGAGGCAGACTTTTGGTTTCATAATCTTTGTATTGGTGATGAAATATTTTGCACGTTAGTATTTGATGTACCTAAACTTAAAAAGCTAGTAAAAAAATTAGATTATTTAAAGTCAGTAAGTGGTGGCGACCACAATGCAAGTAGAATGTATCTTGTTAATATACAAAAATTATTTACTTCTGATGTATTTAAAACTTTTGAAGAGCTAGACAATGACAAACAAGAATAACGATAAACTTGACAATCTAGTAAAAGATAATTATAATAAGTTCACATCTGAATCAGGACACTGGTACGACCAAGATGGTGAACCAATGTATACTATCATTGGTGCTAATGGCAAAGAAAGAAATACAACACTTAGAGATGCTAAATCTTTAGGTCTTGTACCGTCTGTTACTACTATTATTGGCATGATAGCCAAACCATCTTTAGAGAATTGGAAGATAGACCAAGCTTTAAAATCAGCATTATCTTTAGAAAGATATGAAGATGAATCACTTGAATCTTTTACTTATCGTTGTAAACAGGATTCTAAACAAATTAGTTTAAAAGCTGCTAGTGAAGGTACAAAGATTCATGCCATGATTGAAAGAGGATTTTTAGGAAAAAGAAAAACTAAACCTTACAATATTATTAAATCATGGTTAGATGAAAATTATCCGAATGAAGAATGGATTGCAGAAGATTCTTTTTGTGCTGACTCTGGTTATGGTGGTAAGATAGACTTATACTCTAACTCTGGAATCTTTATAGACTTTAAAACAAAAGATAATTTAGAAGGCAAAGACCCTGCAAGATTAGTTTATGATGAACATGGTATGCAACTATCAGCTTATGCTCAAGGTTGTAACTTTGATGATGTAGAACGAATATCTATTTTTGTTGATAGAAAAAATACAGATATTATTTTATGTCATGTTTGGGATAAAGAATCTCATTCAAAACACTTGGCTATGTTTAACAATATTTTAGAGTATTGGAAGTTAGTTAAAAATTATGACTCAACAGTGATAGCCCATGCCAAAAAGAAAACCAAGAAAACCTAGACCTAAAAAAGAATTAGGAGTTCCTAGAGGTTATGATAGTCACTGGGAATATGAATTACATCAAAGACTATTTGCCGATTGGCGACATCATTGGGAAACAATAGATTATGTTATTGAACATAAATACGAACCTGATTTTGTTCGTAAATTTGATGATGGTAAAATTATTTTAATTGAAGCAAAAGGCAGGTTTTGGGATTTTGCAGAGTATAGTAAGTACGTGCATATTAAAAAAGCTTTACCGGATAATATTGAACTAGTCTTTTTCTTTCAAAAACCTTATGCTCCTATGCCGGGAGCTAAAGTAAGAAGAGACAAAACTAAAAGAACTCATGCTGAGTGGGCAGAGAAAAACGGATTTCGTTGGTTTAGCGAAACTAAATTACCCGAGGAGGATTGGATAAGTAATGAAATATAAAACAATAGGCGACCTTGTTAATAATCCAGAACATTACAATCAAGGAAGCATAGAATGTATTGATGCTATTGAAGCAATGTTATCTAAAGAAGAATTTATAGGTTACTTAAGAGGTAACTCACAAAAATATAGATGGCGATTTAGATACAAAAATGGCATACAAGATTTAAAGAAAGCAGAGTGGTATGAAAAAAGATTGTTAAAACTTTTAGAGGCAAAAGATGAGTGAAAAGAAAGGCGAAGTTCCTTATTTAGGAATAATAATTAATTATGATAAAGATAAAAAGTTAGACAAGTTTAGTATAGACACATTAAGAGATAGATATTTATGGCAAGAAGAAAGCTCTCCTCAAGAAGCTTTTGCTAGAGCTGCTGTTTATGCTAGTACCTTTCAAGAAGAAACAGATTATGCTATGGCACAGCGTATTTATAATTATGCCTCTGACCTTTGGTTTATGTTTTCTACTCCTATTTTATCTAATGGAGGAACGACAAGAGGATTACCTATTAGTTGTTTTTTAAATTATGTAGGTGATTCAATAGATGAATTAACTGACCACTTCAAAGAAAATGCCAGACTTGCTAGTTCTGGTGGAGGTATAGGAGGTTACTGGGGTGATGTTAGAAGTGACGGAACTTCTACAAGTAATGGTAGTAAGTCTACTGGCTCAATACCTTTTATGAAAGTTGTTGATTCAGAAATGTTAGCATTCAATCAAGGAGTAACTAGACGTGGTAGCTATGCTGCTTATACTGACATTAGCCATCCAGAGATTGAAGAGTTTATGGTTATGCGAAAAGAATCCGGTGGTGATGTAAATAGAAAATGTTTGAATTTACACAATGGAGTTAATATCAACAATGCTTTTTTAAGAGCTGTAGAAACAGATGATGATTGGCGACTAATAGACCCCAAGACTAAAGAAGCAGTAAAGATTATAAAAGCACGTGAGTTATGGTCTAAGATATTAGATGCTAGAGCAGAAACTGGTGAGCCTTATATAGTTAATCTTGATAACTGTAATGATGCTTTACCTCAAGGACAAAAAAATTTAGGACTAGAAATTAAACAAAGTAATTTATGTTCTGAGATTACTTTACCAACTAACGAAGAAAGAACCGCTGTCTGTTGTTTGTCTAGTGTCAACTTAGAACACTTTGATGATTGGTCTGAAGATAAAAACTTTATTCAAGATTTAATTACTATGTTAGATAATGTCTTAGAACACTTTATTGATAACGCAATAGACATGAATAATCTCGGAGGTTATAATGCAAACTATGAAAGATTTAAAAAACACATTAAAGAAGGCAAAGAAGGATTTACCAAAGCAGCTTACTCAGCTTATCGAGAAAGGTCGATTGGTCTTGGGGCAATGGGTTTTCATTCCTATCTTCAAGCACATAATATTCCCTTTGAAGGGATTTATGCAACGGGATTCAATCATAAAGCTTTTAAACATATTAAAAGTTCAGCTCTTAAAGCATCTAAAGAGATTGCCAAAGATAGGGGTGAAGCTCCTGATATCTCTGGTTCTACTCTTAGGAATGCTCATCTCCTCGCTGTTGCTCCTAATGCTAGTAGCAGTATTATATGTGGTGGAACGAGTCCGTCAATAGAACCTATTAGAGCTAATGTTTTTACACATAAAACTTTATCTGGAAGTTATAAAGTAAAAAATAAAAATTTAGAAAAACTTATAAATAAAAAATTAGACGAACCAGCTAAACGAAAAAAACTCTGGCAACAGATTAGCGATAACCGAGGTTCAATTCAAAATATAAGATTATTTACTAAAGAAGAAAAAGAATTATATAAAACTGCAGATGAAATAAATCAAATCTGGGTTGTCGAACATGCATATAAACGACAAGAATTTATATGTCAAAGTCAAAGTGTAAATTTATTTTTTATCCTACCTGATTCAAGTAAGAATCAAGAACAGCATAATGAATACTTACAGTATGTTAGTGATGTACATTGGTACGGTGCAAATAAATTAAAATCACTTTACTATTTTAGGTCTGATGCTGCTAAAGCTGCAGAGAATGTTAATGTTAAAGTTCCACGAATAAAATTAGATGAAGTGGACTGTATTGCTTGTGAGGGATAAATGAAAGATATATTATTTCCAATATTATTAATGATTGCCGGAACAATATCTATAATTGTTTTTGCTTATGAATCTACAGATTATAAAGGTTATGATGATGTTCATACTTGTTTTGGCGAATGTTATGAAAAATATGTTATTAAATATGGCACACTAACAGAACAATTAGAAGCAAAAAGAGTCGCAATGCAAACAGAAACACCTGCTGATAAAGGTGCTAAGACGTATGTTAATTGTAATACTTGTCATGGCATGAAAGGAGAGGGAGGCATTGGACCAAAACTTGTTGGCAGTACTTCTATTGTAGAAATGTTAACGCAATACAAAAATAAAGAAACTAGAGGTGAGCAGTCTGTTTTAATGTGGGGTCAAGCTGCTAATTTATCTACTGAAGACATGGAAAACTTACAAGCTTACATAAATACTTTTAACTAAACAAGGAAACTTAATGACACTACTAACTACTAGAGAACACTACAAACCATTTGATTATGCATGGATGTTTGAATACTATGATTTACAAAATAGAATGCATTGGCATCCAATGTCTGTACCCTTACATACTGACGTTAAAGATTGGAATGAGAAATTAACAGACAACGAAAAGAACTTACTGGTACAAATTTTTAGATTGTTTACTCAGTCAGATGTAGATGTTGCTGGAGGTTATATAGATAAGTATATGCCTATCTTTAAAAAACCAGAAGCAAGAATGATGATGTCTTCTTTTGCAAACATGGAAGCAATTCATCAACACGCTTACAGTTTACTATTAGATACTGTAGGTATGCCTGAAATAGAATACAAAGCTTTTGCTGAGTATGAAGAAATGGCAGATAAGCATGATTATGTTGGCAATTTTAAACCTCTTAAATCTGATAAAAAAACGATAGCTAAAACTTTAGCAGTCTATTCAGCATTTACCGAAGGATTACAATTATTTAGTAGCTTTGCAATCTTGATGAACTTTCAAAGGTTTGGCAAGATGAAAGGCATGTGTCAGATAGTAGCTTACTCTATTAAAGATGAAAGCTTACATGTCGAAGCAATGACAAAGTTATTTAGAGAATTTATAAAAGAGAATTTAGATATTTGGACAGACGACTTTAAAAAAGAAATCTATCAAATATGTAGAGAAATGGTTAAACTTGAAGAGAAATTTTTAGACTTAGTGTTTGAAATGGGGAACTTAGAAGGTTTAACTAAAGAGGAGATGTATGCCTACAATAAATATATTGCAGACAGACGACTATTGCAGTTGGGGCTGAAACCAAACTTTAAACAGAAAGATAATCCCCTAACTTGGTTGGATGATGTGCTAGGTGTAGAACATCAAAACTTTTTTGAAGGTAGAGCTACTTCATATCAAAAAGCAGGTCTTAGAGGTGATTATGGAAAATTAACCTTTACAGGATTTAACAATGAAGACGAAACGAAATGAAGCACAATTACTGGCTTATAGATTATTGTATGACAAGTCTGGCAACTTAATTACTGAAAGAAGTAAAGTTGATATTGAAAAGTTAAAGAAATATATGACCCTAGAAGAGCATGAAACTCTAAGAGTTATTATAAGAGAAGCTAGTCAGAAAATGGATGAAATACATAATCATATTGAAGCTTGTTTAAACGCTAGGGTAATGAACTCTAAATAATTAAATGTTTAAACTTGCTATCATTACTGAAGTTATAATCCAGAATAACAGACATAAGACACAAATGCCTTCTTTGTCCAAGTTTTACCTCCGTATGGTTAATATTATTTTTTAACTAAACTACCACCGAAATACATTCCAATGATAGCCGATACTAAGTTAGTATCTAATTGGGTTATGACTAAACCTTCAAATGTTATCCACTTGAAAATTTCTACATCTTGAGTAAAGAATAAAAATCCGGGTCTAAATTGTGTGTAGCCAACTGTAACAGAAATGTCTGGTGCAAAGATAGCCACAAGTTTAGGTAAAACAATTATTGAAAAAACTGCTGTAAGTGCGATAATTCTACGAGTCCACTGAAAACCTTCATTCTTATTATTTCTTGCAGCTCTTACTGCTTTCATTTCAAACTCACCTCTAGTAATAAGAAGTCTTTGCTCTTCGGCTTTAGCTTTACGACTTTCTGCCCAAAGACTCATTACTCCACTTAAAAGAGTAGAGCCAAGCATTGTTATTATCTCAAAAGGGAATCCCATCATTTATTATTCTCCGGTTCAAAGTGTAAACTTCTATCAATAATTTTATTAAGAGAATCTAATAAGACCTCTGGAATATCATGTAGTTCACTTAATTGATTAGGATTTAACTGTATCATGTATAAATCCATTAAATCTTCGTATATCTTTCTAAACTCTTCTCGTTTTACCCAAGGTACGTTATGACGAGTACGAGCTTTACAATCTATTTTGTAGGCTTCGTCTAAATCTTTTTCTCTATATAGTATCATTTATTAAATCTTTCATCCCACATTTTCTCTTTCATTGGTCTGTCTTTTTCTTTACCTGCCCAGTGATACTTTAACCATGCTTCTTTTGAAGTTAATTTACCAGAAGCTAAATCATCTAATGGTATAAGACCTTCATTTTTATCAGCATAAAAAATATCATTTTGTAATTCTTCAGGAAGTTTTGAAAAATCTACATCTTTTTCATTTAATAAAATTTGATATTCGTCAGGTATTTTTAAATTATTTTTTTTATGAAACTCTTTATATCTAGTTATTGCAGTTTCATTAGCACCACTGCCTTTTGAATATTTCATTTCATATTGATATTTCCCTCTTCCCGGACCATCATCTACAAACTTACCATCTCTTTTAATTTTTTGAATTGCAGCAGCATTGTTTCTAGATTCTATTTCAGCAACGTCATTTGAATGTTCAACTAATGCATCAGCTACAGCTTGTCCTCTAATTTTTTTAATAGCTTCTAAAACTGAACCACCATTACTCATAGTTAATCTACCACCATGGTAAGCATTTTTTCTACGTTGTAATGCTCCTAAAAACTTGCCTTCTTCACTCAAACCCACTCTAGTTTTTTCAGGTTGAGCATTAGGACCAGCTTCAATATCATAAGGCATACCTGTCATTTTATTTATTCTTTTCTCTGGTTCTTGCGGAGCATTAGGTACGTCAACTTCACCACCTATTCTATATTTAACTCTACCAGAAGAAGATTCATTTTGACCTTCTATAATGTCATTTAACTCATCATCTAATTTTTTTGCTAAATCATTAACCTTTGCTTTAGTGCCTTCTCCTCCTACAAAATCATAAACTTGACTATAAGGTAAGTTTCTAGTTAAAGCTTGTCCAAAACCTAGTCTGTATTCAATCGTATCAAATACATCTCCAAGGAAAGGTCCACTAAAACCTCTAGCTATTGAAGCAGGTACACCTGAACCACCTTTAGTTTTTGCATCATAAGCTCTCATTCCATAACTCATAGGTCCTGCTAATCCAGTTCTTTCAAAAGCATCCACTAATCTTTCACCATCAGTTTGATTATTCCATCTTTCACCATTGCTTCTTAAGTAGTTTCCTTGTAAGGCTACAGCTGTCATTAATAATGAAGCACTTAAAGTTTTTATGCCTGATTGAATAGGATAGTTTTTCATTTCATTCACCATTCTTTTAAGAACAATATTAGAAAAAGCAGTAGGATAACTAGCAAATTGAAGTAGTAGTTTACCCCCACCAGATGAAAATAATAATGGTTTATTAGCTGCCCCTATTGAGGGGTTAAGAATAATTTCATTAGTAAATCTTCCTGCAGCAGGTAAGTATTGTTCTTTATAGAATTTAGATTGTTGAGCTTTAGTATTATTAAAAACTAATGTATCTTTATCTAAAGAGCTACGATACCAGTTCATAGCATCAGCTGGTTCAATTCCTAATTCTTTAAGTTGACCTTCCATGTATTCTTTTCGATTCATGCCTAAATCTCTTACTCGACCACTTGATAACTTTTTAACACCTATCTCATGCTCATATAATTTTTTAGCATTTTTCCTAATTAAAGTTTTACCTGTTGTAAATGCAGCACCTTGCACAGCTCTAGTCCATTGAGTTAATAGTGTTGTTTTAAAGAAAGTATTTTGAACATTTCTAGCAAATTTATTAGTAAGAATATCTCCACTTGCAAGTCTATCAAAACCATCTAAGGCAGATTGTTCTAAAGCTAAATTAGCTTCGTAAAGTTCTTGCCAGTATTCGTCATCTATATCACGAAATCTTTGTTTGCCACCAACACGACCTATAATAGGAGTATTTTCTGGAATGTATGATAATGCTCCTTTAGTTAATTGGTCAAAGTTTTTTATAGTTTCTTTTGTTAGACCTTTTGCTATTTCTTTAAATACTTTTGGGCTGTCTACTAAGTCTACTCTTGAGAGCAATATTAAAGGTTCTGTTACACTAGATAAAGTAGCTAATGGTAAATGAGCCATTTGCTGACTTAGACGAACATATTCAGACACGTTTCTTCCAAATGACTCAGCACCTCTTGAATATGTACCTGTCAAATCAGAAGGTCTAGCAATACCAGTTGTAAGGGTGTGTAAATTAACTAATCTTTCTAATGCATTTGTAATTTCTCTTTCACTAGCACCGGCTGCTCGTAATTCTAATTTTATTTTATTTAAAAATTTATCTTCAAAATCACCTAAAGTTTTACCAAATAATTTAGTTCTGGCATAAGTTGAAGAAACATTAGTAATATAATCTCCTAAGACTTCTGTTACATCAGTGCTCATAAAAGGTCTTAGCTCATCTTCAGGAATATTATTAAATATTCTGTGTTGTAAAAAAGATTTTCCAGAACCAACACTAGGAGTAGTTTTAAGTTGGAAAGGAGTGTATTTTAAATCTAACATGTCCTCAATAATTTTATCGGCTTTTAAACTTTGAGCTTCTTCTATTAAACTATCCTTACTTGCATCTTTACCTAAATTTCTTCTGGCTGTGTCCATAAAGTCAATACCAAATATATCCATGTCTTTACCTAATGTATCTGCTGGAATACCTACCTCTTCTTTTCCAGCTGCATTAATATATTTAGTTAAATACTTATCAGAAACTTTATTATCAGGATTAGCATATCCATATTTTATTATTAACTCTTTAAATTCTGGTCTTAATTTTTCAATAGATGAATGCTCATACATTCTTGGAAAATAATTTTTAACTTCTCTAGAAGAAGTAAATAGTCCAACATCTTCTCCTTCTTTAAATGCATCTTTTAAAAGATTTTTAATACCTACTATTTTCTTACCAGTTTTTTTATCAATACCACCAGTAAATCCAAATCTAACATTGTCTGGAATTTCATATAGATTATTTTTATAAGTATAACTAGTTGCCTCTCCTCCAGTTTGAATTAATTCTAATAAAGCAGCATTATCTTTTGCAGTAATTTTTGGATTAAAAAAACCAACTCTTCCTATAACATTAAGTGCAACATCAAGATTTTTACGATAATTACCATAGTATTTACTGTTTTCTTCATGATAGGTTCGAGGACCAACTTTAGGTTTATTTTTACCTAATAAAGTTCTGTCTGAATCATATCGATAAAGTTGTAAAAGATTTTGTAAAGTCGATGATGCTTTTGCTTTAGTTCTAAATTCTGTGGTTGATTTACCAAAAAATCTACTGATAAAAAAGTCTGCACTTTCTCCTGCTTTAGCTGATAAACTAGAAAGATTGTAAGAGTTTTCAGTATTGTCTTCTACTATTTTTTGTCGTGAATTTCTTTCTGTAGTTTTTATAATTTTATCTTCATTTAAGTATTTATACTGCTGTTTAAAAAATCTATAACCATCATACATACCAGTAAGTTTACCAATTCCTCCTCCAGCTACAGCTCCAATACCAGTAGCTAATCCTAGTTCTTTAGCATCTATGTTATTTCTATTTAATAAATCAATGTCAATGTCTTGAGTAAAATAATTATGTGCACCATTCCAAGTAGCACCTTCAGCAGCAGTAAAAATAGCAGGTCTTGTTCCGGCTTTAGCAGCTTGTGAAAAAGCATATCTTTTAGCTCCTTGTTTGATAGCTTCTGTGGCTGCTTGTTTAGCAGCTAAAGTAGCTCCTCCAGTCCAAGGAGCTAGAGCTAAAAGAGTAAAAGGGTCGCCTACTGTATCAATAGCTACATCTTTAAACATTGTTAATTTTTCTTTAGCCCCATCTAATTTTGTATTTGCAAATTTATTTCTTAATCTATTAAAGGCATCTATTTCATCTTTAGTAATGTCATTTGTCTTATAAGCTGTGGTCATAGCTGACACCAAACTATGTTCAGAGTCTCTTAAAGTTTCTGAAATTCTTTCACCTTTTTGGTCTAATACTTTAGCAACGATATCCCAGTCTTTTAAAACTTCTTCATCGTTTTCAAACTCAGCAATACTTTTAAACTCTTGTTTAGCTTTTTTACTTGGAGAAGCGTAAAGACTTGCAAAAGAATTTTTTTCTGGAGTATTAGAAAAGATATTACCTATGTTTATTTTTTCTGATTTATTTAAATCAAAAGAGGGAGTTTTGTCTAATTCTTCTTTTTGATTAGAAGTATTAAAGACACTTTTAAAATCTATATCTGTCATTTATATTAAAAAATTTTATTAATTTTAATTATCTATATTTATTGTAAATTATATTAAATAATTCCATATCATCTTCACCATTATTAAAATTATTAATATAATTTAAATAGTATTTTTCTGCTTCTTCTTTAGAAATAGTGCCTGAAACTAATCTAGTATTTTCAATACCAGAATCATTTTCAATAATTACTCTAGTATTTTCTAAAGTTGAAACAGGTTTTATTAAACTTTTTATTAGATACTTAACTTTTAATTTACTTGTGCTATCGTTCTTTATATCATTTAATAAATCTAATTTACCTTCAGTAAAACTCCTGTCAACTGGGTCTGTTGTTTCATTTAATCTAGATTGATAAAAATTTATCTCAGTATTAATTGACTTATCAAAAAAATCATCTTGAGTTAAACTATTTTTGTCTTGAGCTAATTGCATTTTAGTATATAAAAAGTCTGTAATACCAAAACCATCTTTAGGCAAAGGTTTTCCTGCAGACAAATCAACTACATTAGCTGGTAAATCAAATACTACTTTACCTTCAGTAGGATTATTAGTATCGCTTGGTCTAATATAAATATTACCATTTCTTATTAAAGTATCTCTAGCTAAATTATAATAATAATATTTGTTGCCTTCTTGTCTAGGTCTGCCGGTTTGTTGGTCTATATCTTGAGCCTTTAACTGGTCTGCAATTTTTGGTAAGTAAGATGCCAGAGCAGCTTCCATTGATATGTTTTGAACTTCATAAGAAACCTTACCATCAATTATTCTTTTTCTTCTTATTTCATAATTATCAGTGCTTCGTTCATCTGAAACTTGTTCACCAAATTCATCAAGTCCAAAAAGTTGTTGAAAAGAATTTCTTTGACGAACTTTACCTTTAAATAGATTAAATCCTTCTACTTCAATCCTAGATAAATCATCTTTATCTTCTTGTGATAAAGCACTGACATCTTCACCAATCATTAATTTTTCATTACCTACTGTACCTATAACTTCTTGAGTTTGTGCTGCAGCTCTGTCTTTCTCCGTGTTACTGTCTTTAGCTATTACTCTAGTCATTTCTGCAGCAAAAGTTTTACTTTCAGCTTCATAGTTTTTAGTAACTGCTGAAGCAGGAGTTATGTAAGTTTCAATATTACTTTTATTGTTTTCATCTAATATAGGAACTCTAAATAAATCATCCATCTTGTCTTTATAATCTTTAACTCCTTGTTGAGCTAAATTTATCATGCCTTTTAATTTACTTGTTTCACCTGAATTAAAACCTAATTCCTCTCCAATAGCACTAAAAATTCCTACTCCTTTTTCAGATTCATAGTAAGCGTTAGCTGAAAGAGCATTTAATAGTTTAGAACTTGCTGCTTTACCTTCGTCAATAGTTTGATACAGTTCTCCATAGTCTCTTATGTTTGACCAGTAATCAGTATACGCTTTGGTATAGTTGTTAACATAATCATTGTAAGCTTTTACAGTTGCTGCTTTTTTTTCTGGACCTAAAATGTTTAAATCTAAAGCTTGATATGCTTGACCTACTTTATCATTAGGTATTACTTTTTCAACTACAAAATCTCTTACACCTTCTTCAAAACTTACAGGATGATTCATAATAGTATCTAATTGTTCATATCTTTTAGCTTGTCTTTCAAGTCTTTTTTCCATATTAAAATCTTTAGCAACATTTTCAGCTTCTGCTAAATTAATAGCCAACTGTTGCTTTCTTCTTCTTTCTGGTCCAGCAAATAAAAACTCTTCAGTAAAACCTTTAGCAAATAATTCTTTATATTCGTCTCGTCTTCTTTGTCTACGTGTACGTCTTTCTTCTGCTTTTCTTTGGTCTAAAAGATTAGCTCTGCTATCAAATAAACCACTAAAATCTAAATCTTTATTTTCTGCCATAATTACTTCCTATCTAATAAACTTTTTGATTCTTCCGTACTTTCTTGAGTTGGAGCAAGTAAACTAGGCTCTACTCTTTCTTCTACTTCTTCAACAATTTCACTTGGGATATCTGATTCTTTTACATCTTTTTTATTACTTAACTTAGCAATCTGTTTCATGCTATCCATCTGTAAAAGTTTTTCAGTTAATTTGTCATCAACCATGTCATCTAAATCAGAATCATCTTCTTCTATTTTGTATTCAATATTTGCTTTTTCACCTAAAGCCATTATAAAAAATGCTGTTGATTCAGCAATTAACAAACCTACATCAGGAGTAAATTTACCACTCATAAAACCATTAAATACAAATAAACCTGTTAAATCTGCAACAGATATTCCTGAAGCTAAAGCTTCTAAAACACTTCTAGTTACATCAGGAGTAGACAGTAAAACGAACATATCATCTTGAGCATCTCTAGGATTAGCAAAATCAGGAGGAGTTTCCCAAGGATAAGGTTTTTCTGGGTCATTGGTTAATCCTTTTCCCGGAACTTTTTGATAGCTACTTAAATGGTCAACTATTACTTCTAAATTATCTGCTTCTGTTCTAGGGTCAGCTGTATCGTCTAAAGGTAGTTTATCTTCAACTTTATTGTTGAAAGGACTAGCAGTACCTAAAAAATCTTCTACAGTAATATCAGCATCGACAAAGCTTTCTAAAGTTTTAATAGCTGCTTCACTTAAAGTTGGAGCAACTACTTTTTTTAATTTTTTATTTTCGTTTTCCATAATATTTACGTATATTGTATTGGTGCTACATTAATGCCACTCATTAAAGCTACTTGCGTATTTCTAGCATAATCTAAAGAGCCATTTCCGTAAGCTAAATTATTTAACATTGTGCCATATATTCCTGATAAGTCAGAACGACTACTTGAACTATATCTTTCTATATATTGACCAACATCTACCATTTTTCTAGTATTAGTAGAAAATGAAGTTGCTCGACCACTACCACTACGATAGTATTCTTCTTCTTCTCTATCTCCCATAAGAGTATTCATCATTAAACCACCAACAACCGCTTGTCCTCCTTTACTAACCGCACTAACTGACCATTTTCCAAGCTTACTCATAAAAGTTTTTGGTGCTGCCCCTCCAACAGAAGTAGTAGCAGCTGTAGGTACACTTGAAACACTTACAGTACCCGTAACAGCTTTTCCAGCAGCAGTAGTACCAGTTGTAGTTCCTATAACAGTTGGACTAGCAGCTGGGGCTATTGGAGTAGTTATAGAGCCACCAAACAATGCTCCTCCAGTTAAATTAGCACCAGCAGCAGTAACACCTGATGCACTACCTAAAGCCACAGGTGTTCCACCTAATGCAGTAGTTAAACCCGGACCAGCGAGTGCAGTTGCTCCGACCCCACCAGCACCAAAGAGTCCTGCAGTAGTTCCAGCAGCTCCTGTAGCTCCAAATAAACCAGCTTTTAAAGTTGCACCAAAGGCAGCAGGACTAGTAAAAGAAGCAGCAAGAGCACTTCCAAAAGTTGCACCACCTCCAGCAGCTCCAGCCACAGCAGCAGCCCCAACTCCAGTGGCTATTAATGCTCCAATCACAACTAGCCGCACAAACTTGTTTTTTAAAAGTTTTTTACCAACCTTGACAACTCCCTTAACTACTTTTTTAACGACTTTGCCAACACCTTTAACAACTTTTTTAACAACTTTGCCGACACCTTTAACTACTTTTTTGATGCCTCCGGTTATTTTTTTAACTATTTTCTTTAAGAAGTCGCACCTCCTATTAAATAAATTTATTAACTGTATAATCAGTTAAAGTTGAAATTAAAGTTTTCATAATATCAAAATTAGTTCTCATTGCAGCTTTATCAGAATAAGAACCTGATAAAAATTCTGCAGTTAAATTAGCAACTATAGTTTTGTCTCTGTCTGCAGCATCAAATACATAACTTGCTTGGTCTCTCATGTCTTGCCATAAGTTTGCTTGAGCTTGAGCAGTTAAATCAAAATTCATTTTTGTTGCCATTTCAGCTGCACCATTTATAGCTGCAGTATCTGCAGTAGCTATTTGTCTTCGCCATTGAGCATTAGATTGAGCAATAGCTAATTGATTTCTTGCATTAAATTCAACCCTATTATTTTCTATAGCTGCATTAAATTGTTCAATTTGATTTCTAGTACTAGCATTAAATTTTTCTATTTCAACATTTCTTTGAACTTTTCTAGCTTCTGCAGTATTTAATGAATTAGCATTAAATTGTTTTATTAAATTTAATTGAGTAGCATTAAATTTGTCAGCATCTGCAGCAAGTCCTGCCATAAATTGATTCATTTGATTTTGACTGGTAGCATTAAATTGTTTAGCAGCATTCTCAGCAGCTTGATTACTTAAAATTGATTGTTGTTGATTTTGAGCAGCTAAAATTGCAGACTGTTGTTTATTACTTAAATTTGTTAAATCAGTTTGTAAAAAAGATTTTGCATTATTTATTTTTCTTTCTTGGTCAATAGTTGCTTCAGCAATATTTTGTTGAGATAGTAATACAGCATTTTGAATAGTAGCTTGTTGGTCATTACTAGCTTCTGTCAAACTAACTGTTTGAAAGAATTTACTATTAGATAACTCTCTTTGTTGGTCAGCATTAAACTGAGCCATGTTTAAACTAAAAACATTTTCAGCATTTTGTAATGCTGTTTGTTGTCTAAACTGAGAATTTTGTAATGCTACTTGAGCTTCAATTCCTTTTTCTTGAGCTATACTAGCTTGAATAGCTCTTGCATTAGATTCAGCAATAGGTAAAGCATTTTGAATAATAGTATTTAATAATGCATCTCTACCAACTGTTGAAGCTTCTAAACCTCTTTGAGCTAATAATTGGTCAACAGCAGCCACCGCAGGTTTAGCCCAGTTAGGAATTGAACCACTTTCAATACCCTTTAATAAAGAATCCATTTGATTACTTACTAAAGCTTCTTGAGGTAGTCCTTCTACTAAACCTCTTTGCTCATCAGTTAGCTCCATCAATTTAGCTTCAAGAGCTTTAGGGTCATTACCTAGTTGTGAGATAGTTAAGTCATCAACACCTGCTGTTCTTAGTTCTTCTTTTGCTCTAGTAACTCTTCTTAAATCTAAACCTGTAACTTCAGCAGCTTGAGCAACTGCTTCAGGAGACATTTCTGCTACAACTCTTTGTGCTATTGCTCCGTCCTTAATATCAACATCAGCTCCTTCAAGAGTAGCTGTTCTAATAATATCAGTGTTTTCAACAATAGATTCTGTGCCTACTGTGCCTACTTCAGCAGTAGGAGTAACAGCACTAGCTTGAGCAATATCGGCAATAGTTTCTGTTTCAATAGGACTAGGTTGAGCCATAGTTCCTATAGTATCAACAGTTGTTACTTGTTCATCAGGTTGTTGAGTTGCTAAATTAGTACCTACTTGTTGAGTTTCACCTGAACTAATTTGACCAGTCCCAGCTGCAACTTGTCCGACACCTCTACCACCAACTTGTTCTATAGTTTTAACAGTTGGACCAGAAACAGTAGTGCCTCTACCAGCTGCTTCTTCTGCTAGTTGTTTTCTTCTTCTATCTATATCAGCATTTGATGCCATTGTTGTTTCTCCTGTTGTAGTTACTGCACTTTTAGCTGGAGGTGTCTTTTGAGAACCACTTCCAGCTCTTGCTGCTGCATTAGATTCTGCAACTTCTTTATTTTTTACTGCCAGTGCAGCTGACAAATCGTTTATATAACTTTGTTGATAATTATCAAAAGCGGTATTAAAAGCTGCATTGTAAGCATTTCTTACTTTATAATATGACCTCGGTGCAGGTGGTGGATTAGTTTTTTGATATTCTGCTTTAAAAGCATCTTTACTTTGAGTAGGAGCAAATCCTATACCTGTTGCTATGTCACCTAAATAATCTGAAAAAGCTTTTTCTTGTCTGGCAGCATAACCCTGCACTGCTCCTGACCGAGGTCCGGGTTTAGGATTTTCTTGTTCGTAATCAGAATAAAATTGTTGTCTAGTTTTTACTAAACTACCAGTATTAAATTGTAAACGTGGACCTTCTTTAGAAACTAAACCACCTGAACGATAGTCTTGACGGATTGAGCTAATTCCAGCTCTTAAACCTTCTCTCTTCTCCATATATTTTACCTGATATCAAAGAGTCTGTCAAGTTTTTCATCAAGTTTCTCTAGTCTGTCCATGACATTTTTCATATCATCTTTTAGTTCGTCTTTAGTAACATATTCTCTAGCTATTTCTTCTCTAGTTTTATTTAATAAAATATCTAGTCTTTTAGCTTCACTAGAGTTCTGTCTAATACTATAAAGTATTGGTCCTAGAACTAATGTTATTATTGCGTTCCAAATAATGTATGAAGATAATTCCATATTATTCTGCCTCCGGTGTTTCTAAAACTTCTATTCTTGATTTTAAATCTTCTATTAGTTCTTGTTGTTCTTGGATTGCTTTTGTTAGTAAAGGTGTCAATTTTGCATAATCCATACTTTGCATATCTTCACCATCCTTTTCTCCATTTACTAAATATGGCAAAACTTCTTGGACTTCGTGAGCAATAAATCCTGTCACAGTTTCACTTTGATTATCCTTAAAATTAAATTTACTTGGTTTTAATTGCTTGAGTAAAGTAGTTGCATCCCAGTCTGTTATTACATTTTCTTTTAATCTGTAATCAGAGCCAGAAGTATAAGATACTGAACTGGTAGTTCCTGTAATAGCACCTATTTGTGCAGAACCACCAGAAACTTTAACAAATTGTAGATGTGTAACAGTACCTGAACTTGAAGATTCGCTTCGCATAACTTGACCGCTTAATTCTTGGACAGTGAAAGCACCAGTTGGGGCAGTGGTATTTATTCCAACACCACCAGTGTTAGTAATTCGCATTGCTTCACTATCAGCGGAATTTCCACCACCTCCTGTATGAAATGCTAAGACACCTGTTCCAGAAGTAGCACCATAAGCTCTTAACTTAAAAATATTAGAAGCATATTCAAAAACTCCCTTATTAGTTTGGTGAGCAACTATTGCTCCACCTACTTTTACTGCTCCTGAAAAATCTGCTTCTCCTGCTTGAGACATATCAAGGGTAAGAGCAGTTATTACAGAATTATTATCAACACCTTGAAATTTTAAATCTTTGTCATTGACAGCACTTGATATTATGAAATCTGAAGATGAATTAGATAAATGTCCGATTTCTGTTCCAGCATCTTTAAAAGTAATATCGCCACCATCTGCATCAAGAATAATATCTCCTGCTACATCAAGTGTTAAATCGCCACCATCAGAAATAGTAGAGCCATTAATTGTTATATCTCCAACTGTTAGTCCTGAAGAATCTATAACTGCTCTTTCAGTACCACCAGTATCAAAACGTATTTTATCTTCGTCAGAACTTTCTTCAGTCTGTATTAGTGTATCGCCATCTGCATCAGAAAGCTGAGTAGCAGTTGTAATACTTGTATTAGTTGCAGTAATAGCTTCTACAGCTACACCACTTGGAGGTGCTGTAGAGAATGTAAGAGTTGTA